AATATTAAAACTTATCTTCTTCTAGAAATTGTGCAATATACCATGTAGTCACACCAATGGATATTGCAATAAACAAAAATGTTGTGACAGCTGCAATCATATATGCTCCTTGTAGTGCCAAGAGACAGAATCGAACTGCCGACACGTGGTTCTTCAGACCACTGCTCTACCAACTGAGCTATCTTGGCGTACAGAGCGGGCTAGGGGGTTCGAACCCACGACATCAACCTTGGCAAGGTTGCGCTCTACCAGCTGAGCTACGCTCGCAAAACAAAATGCCCCAACTAGGACTCGAACCTAGAACCTGGTGATTAAGAGTCACATGCTCTACCATTGAGCTATTGAGGCGTCAGAGCCACGAGTCGGGTTTGAACCGACGACCGCCCGATTACAAATCGGGTGCTCTACCAGCTGAGCTATCGTGGCAATACTACTATTTAGAGCGGGTGATGGGACTCGAACCCACAACAACGACATTGGAAGTGTCGGACTCTAGCCATTGAGCTACACCCGCAAAGTAGTGAGGAAGTGCGATTCTTTTTCCTTTAAGCTTTCCAGCGTTCAGGAGCCACCCTCGACAACCTCACTACAAGTCCGCCGGGAGGGACTTGAACCCCCACATCTTTCGCATATAAGGCGACTGCCTTCACCATTTGGCTACCGGCGGATAGTGCCTCCACTAGGACTTGAACCTAGAACTTACCGCTTAAAAGGCGGCTACTCTAACCAATTGAGTTATGGAGGCGTAGATGCTCCGGGCCGGACTCGAACCGGCACGCTTTTGGGGCGAGGGATTTTAAGTCCCTTGTGTCTACCGATTTCACCACCGGAGCCTATGCATTCGGAGGGAGTCGAACCCACACGCCGTTCAGGCGCCAGATCCTAAGTCTGGTGCGTCTGCCAATTCCGCCACGAATGCCTAGTTATTCTTCAATTTCAATTATATCTACAGGACCATAGAAAGTCAACTCTGAATCATAACATTCCCAGCCTGCATCATCAATGAATGTCACCTCTTCCAGCAACTTCTGTTCTCGTTTAGACAAGTCCTCAACACCATGTCGGTCAGTCCAACATCCATCCTCTAAACTCCAATCTTGAACATTGAAATCATGTGCGTTCAAGGGTTCACCTTCCACCCATCCATTCTCACGTGGATCCTCTTCAACAATAACCCATCCCCACCGATACCACGTTTCTTCTTCAAGATAAATCTTTTTCCCATTTTTCAATGTTTTACTAAAGAAACTTTTGTCTGATACATCCTTCTTTTCAACATTCTGAATTTTGAATGGCATATCATCCTCAGGTTATGGAAACGGACAGGGAGGGATTCGAACCCCCGGAACCTTTCAGTTCTTCGGTTTTCAAGACCGATGCAATAAACCACTCTACCACCTGTCCATGCTCCCGGTGAGACTCGAACTCACAAGCCCGTAAGGGCAAAGGTTTTTGAGACCTTCGTGTATACCATTCCACCACAAGAGCAAAATGTGATGCTCGACTGCCCTTCGGCAATGGATTCTCGCAGACCATCGGCATCACAAGCGAGAATGGGTAGTGAGGGACTCGAACCCCCGACCCTCTCGGTGTAAACGAGATGCTCTAACCAACTGAGCTAACCACCCATGGACCTGAACGGGATCGAACCGATGACCTCCTGAATGCAAATCAGGCGCTCTCCCAGCTGAGCTACAGGCCCGTATGATTGTTGTATGATGCGGCGACCCGCCTCACGGAGCCGCTTTCCTAGATGAGTAGGCGTGTGATTTGCTCATCATTATCACACCCATTTTATAAGATAAACCACATCTACAACAATCTATTTTTTACTTAGCTGCAGGACCTTCAACAGGCTTCACAGAGCTATCAGCAGGAGCTGATACCGTCTCGGCCTGAATAGGAGCAGCAGACTCAGGTTGAACTTCATCTGCCTTCTTGGCACAAGCAGTAAACATCAATACAGCAACAGCGGCAACAAACATGGTCTTCATAAAGACTCCTTGGTTAAATGTGAACTACAATCGCACTGCATTGCCCCACTACGACTCGAACGTAGATTCGCAGATCCAAAGTCTGCTGTCCTGCCATTGGACGATAGGGCAATAGTACCGCGTACGGGAATCGAACCCGTCTTACCGGAGTGAAAGTCCGGCTTCCTAGCCGATAGAAGAACGCGGCATGAATACATCAGTTATCAATCAGCAGTATATATTAAATATAACACCCTGGGACTCATTTGTCAAGCCCCAGGGTAAGTCCTTCTAAATCAACAACTTACGACTTCTTGGGCTTTTTCTTTTTTGTTGTTTCTGCTACTTCAGGTAATGTAATCTTGGCACCTAGTTCTGTCAACACTTGTCTCATGTTTGGGTAAATTTGAAGAAGTGTTTGGTCTTTGATGTGTATCATGACATTGGCTTCCTTCCAGTGCATACCTTCCACCATTTGCACCCAAAGTTTTTCTCGTTGATGACTTGCCACTTTTTGCATACTGCCGCCTGCTTGAAAATTCTTGATTCTACGGAATTCAGCACGTGCATCCGTGTTGGCAAAGCCATCTGGCATACTAGTGTCTGGCTTATAGGTGTCTGGCATCCCTACAGGCATACCCACCACCTTTTCAGCTTCCAACACCGCCATACGCATCAATGGTGCAAATGTTGAATCAATCTTGGCAACTTGCTTGGTGCGTTCCACTTGCTCTTGAAGTGTAGCACCTTTGGCAATCCAATCCAATTTTTCATTCAACAACATCTTTACATTCAAATTGTCCATATTAAAACTCCGTGATGTGCTCCATAAGATTCTTCATCTTGTGTGCAATAAAATAGTTCAATAGTTGAGACTTGTCACGCACATCTTTCTGTGCTGTGTAACTATTTATAACACATCCTTGAATCGTTTCTGGAATATATCGCAAATCCACCAATTGAGCATTACGCTTAATGTTCATCTCATGTGGAGTACCATTCCAATCCTCAATCTTCTGCTTCTTCCATGTTTCCAAATCTTTCTTTCGAATAGGCTTTTGCCGACCACCAGATACAAACACATCATCGGCAGACAAGAAGTTGGGAACACCATCTCCCTTGTCACCCATCAGAATATGTTCCATGACAATCTCATCTGCTGGAGAATCTGCCTTCACCCACTTCTTATGAATAGGACTATACTGCTTGACATTCTTATATCGCTGGAGTTGTGTGAAATCATGGTCACCAGAAAGAATCAACACAGGCTGTGGCACCATGTCCAAGCCTTCCTGTACCAAATCATTTTCCTGTGAATAGAACACCAACGAGGCGATAATATCATCTGCCTCGGCTGTGTCGGCTTCAATGACAGGATATGGGAAATGTTCTGCCAGTTCCTGCTTGATTTGATTCAACGCCTCGAAAATGGCATGCCAATCAAAGCCACTATCATCTCGCGCCTTCTTTCTGTTCGCCTTGTAATATGGGAACACTTGCTTACGCCAATACTTTTTATTGTCGCAGGCAATCACAAGCTGGCCAAACTCCTTACCAAACTTGTTCTTATATGAACGCAATGCATTCACAATCATGTGGCGAATCAATGGCGCACTAATTTCTGCATCAGTGCGTCCACGAAGCTCCGCCATCAAGGTGCTGATTGCTGTTTGACTATAATCAACTATTATCATCGGTTTCCTCATCAGGCCAATCCCACTTAAACTTTCTATCCTTGGGCTTCATTAGTCAATCCTCACAATAAGTAGGTCAGTAGTGGTACGTCCCTTCAACTCCTTACACTTCGCCTTGATGCCGTCAAACCAATTCACGGTCTGATTCTTTCGCAGCTTCATCACCTCAGCCAGCTGTTCCTCAGGCTTGCGAAGAATCTTCTCACACGTGGTGCCAAATCCATAAATCTTGGGACCCTTCACATACAAACTATCCTTCACCTCAGCCTCATAATATCCCAGACGGCGCTTCTTGGTGTCATACACCCAGACCATGTTGGCACCAATGATGTCCACAGGATTGCAGGACTTGACGCCTTCATGCTCCGCCTTGAAACGAATCTTGCTAGCCATCTTCTTCTTGTCCACAGGCTTTTTCTTGCGAATCCTTGAGGACTTCACCTTGGTCTGCTCCTGAGAGATGCGAGCCATCACCTCAGAGAAAACATCAATAATCTTTTTAAAGTTTCTCTTGCCCACATAGGCATATCCTTCCACAAGCTGGTCATCCTCACCTGCATAAGCAGAATGCCACTCAGCCAGATTTCTACGAAGATACTGCTGAATCAACTTCAGCTGAGGACCCTTGAAATTCTGTGTGAGAATCTTACCAGCCAATTCATCTGAAGAAGGAAGAACACCATCAAAGGCATCATCCACGTGACCATCAAGGTCTGCCAAGATGGAAGATACTTGTGCACGAATTCTATCCTGAATG